TGGGAGCAAGTTCCTATCGGAGAATCGTGGAATACTATATCTGGGGTACTAACGTGGGAAACCGCGCTGGTCGTGGCATAAGGAGAATAAATGACAAACCCAACGAGTAACTTCGGCTGGCAAATGCCAACGCCGACGGACTTAGTTACCGACTTACCAGCTGATTTTGAGGTATTTGGTCAGGCGGTCGATACTTCAATGGCTGATCTCAAGGGCGGAACTAGCGGTCAAATCCTGTCTAAGGCTTCAAATACAGACATGGATTTCACATGGATCACTAATGACGTCGGCGATATTACAAACATCGCGGTAACTAGCCCAATTACAGGCGGCGGCTCAAGCGGTTCAGTAACTATCGGCGTGGACGCAGCTTCGACAAGCGCGTCGGGAGTTGTTCAGCTCAGCGACTCAACTTCTACGACTTCAAGCGTTTTAGCTTCGACTCCGACAGCTACTAAAGCAGCTTACGATTTGGCAGCTGCGGCTGTACCTAAATCAACAGTAACTACAGCGGGCGACGTAATTTACGCAACTGGATCGGGTGCTGTAACACGTTTAGGAATTGGTACAACTGGACAGGTGCTAACAGTTAACGGTGGCGGGACTGCTCCATCATGGGCAACGCCAGCAAGCGGCGCTAATGCGTTTTACGCTGGTAAGAATAAAGTAATAAACGGTGATATGTATATTAATCAACGTAATTTTACTAGCAACACAACAACAGGCACTTATGGTTTCGATCGATTTAAGCAAGCCAATTCAGGCGGGACTTATACAGTTACACCACAAACTTTCGCATTAGGTACAGCACCAGTTAGCGGTTATGAAGGAAAGAATTTTTGCCGTCTAGTAACAGCATCTCAATCAGCAGCGGGCGATTATGCCGCACTTGAACAAATGATCGAGAGCGTTCGTACTTTTGCTGGACAAACAGTTACGTTTTCGTGTTGGGCTAAGGCTTCAACAGGAACTCCAAAAATTGGTTTTAGCACAGTTCAATTTTTTGGAACTGGCGGTTCTCCTTCGGCTAACGTAATCACTAGCGGCGGAACAGCTACAATCTCGACAGCGTGGGCGCGTTATTCTTTCACCGTCGCGGTTCCTTCTATTGCTGGCAAAACTATCGGAACAAATAATGACGATAAAGTCCAGCTTGATTTATGGACATCAGTCGGAACAACTATTAGTGGTTTAGGTTATCCAGCTGTGGGTCTCCAAAATGTCACTATTGACACATGGGGCTGGCAATTAGAAGCTGGATCAACAGCAACAGATTTTCAAACTGCCAGCGGTTCACTTCAAGGCGAATTGGCATTATGCCAGCGTTACTATGTTCGCACTTTATCAACGCAATTATCATCAAATTACGGCTTTGGATTAGGTAACTCATCAACACAAACTTATTTCCAAGTTCAAATTCCAGAAATGCGAACAACGCCTACCGTTATAGATTATTCATTATTAGAAGCAAGCGATGGCGCAAATAATACTGCTTTCACTTCCTTAGTAATAAATTCAGGCAACTCCACAGCTCGCGTCGCATTTTTGATTGGTGGGCATAGTTCAGGAATTACACAGTATCGACCATACATATTAAGAAATAACGCAAGCACTAGCGGCTATCTAGGACTAGGAGCGGAACTGTAATGGATAAAGTGAAGTTTATAGAGATCGAATCATTTGGAGAAATTGAAACTCACGCAATTATTGATAAAGGTAATGGCGAATTTACTTCAATGAGTAAAGCGACCTATGACGAACAGCAAGCCGCAAATGAAGCTAACCAGCTATAACGGCTGGACGGCTTCCAAGGATCAAGCCGAAATCGGAATTAAGTCCTACGCGATACCAGGGACTCAGTTAAAGATTCGTTGCGCGGAAGCTGTAGCACCCTTAATCGTCGGATTCTGTACGGAGTTTAACGAGCTAATCGAGCCGATCGATGGCGGTCAGCTCGACGACTGGGGATACGCGTTTCGCATGGTTCGCGGAACTACCGACAAGCTGAGCAATCACTCCAGCGGTACAGCCATCGACCTAAACGCAACTAAACACCCACTTGGAAAGCGCGGCACATTTCCAGCTGAGAAAGTTCCAATGATTCGGGCACTTGCTAAGAAGTACGGTTTATTCTGGGGCGGCGATTATAAAAACAGAGCCGATGAGCAACATTTCGAAATCAACGTAAAGCCAAAAAAAGTCCTAAAGCTAATCGAGGCTTTGGGGTTAGGAGAAAGTAATGAATGAACTAAAGGCTATAGCTGCTAGTTACGGACGATCAGCGATTGCGGGAATGCTGGCTGTTTATATGACTGGCGAGACAGATATCAAAAAACTAGCGTGGGGTCTATTTGCTGGTATCGTGCCCGTTCTAATGCGTTACGCGAATCCTAAAGACGTTACGTTCGGCGCGAAATCGAGTGAACGCTAACGACTGGGCTGCTATGGGCGTGGCGATAGTCACGCTCCTAGTGGCATTTATGACGGGTATTAGATACCTGGTTAAGTATTATCTGAGCGAGCTGCGCCCGAATTCTGGGTCAAGCGTCAAGGATCAGATTTCCAGACTCGAAGCCAGGGTCGATGAAATTTACAGCTTGATAATTAGCAATTCGACACGCCGTTAATTACGCGTAAGGCTTGAAAATGTCAGAGTTTTAGTTCACCCTGTAACCAGGGAGCGAATAAGTCGCTTCCTAGAATCGGGAGCTAAAATGTTTACAGTAGTGGAATTAGCGGGAGCTGTTATTCTCGCAAGTGTGGGCTGGTGCTTAGTAGGCTGGTCTATAGGCTTTAAAGCTGGTATGAAAGATGGCTATAACCGCGGGCGAGCTGCTGGGCTTCGCTGGGCTACAGATCGCGTAAGAAATTCCTAATGGCAATCCCACTAGAAAATTATGAGTCGGTTGCTGAGCGCATTGAGAAATTCTGGGTTAAGTATCCAAATGGTCGAATTGACGCAAAGATCGTATTCCAAGACGGCACTCGGTACATAATCCAAACGGACATATACAAAGAGATAACTGATCCGCTGCCATTTGCTACAGATTTTGCTGAGGAAATTAGATCGACAGCTAATCGGTTTCCGCTCGAAAACTGTAGCACCAGCTCAATCGGGCGCAGTCTCCACACAGGCGGATTATCTAAATTTAGCGAAAACAATAATCGCCCATCACTCGAGGAAATGAAGCGAGTCGAGCGCCCAACGGTTTTAGCTCCAATAATCCTAGACAAAAACGATAACGTGGTGATACCAAATGGGTCGTATGACCCCTGGGACATGACTCAAGCGGTCGCCGAGATCGGTGGCATACTTACAGGTCGATCCTGTTCTCATGGCGTAATGATTCGCAAAGAGGGCGTGAACGCCAAAACATCGAAGCCGTACAAGGGGTGGGTTTGCCCAGAGAATAATCGGAGCTGCGCGATATGGGAATAACAAAAATCACGCTAACCAAAGATGAGGAAATTCAGGCAGCAGCAGCAGCTTTCCTATGCGAGTCTAAAGGCGTGGAAAACTATTACTTCCATGACCAAACAGCTCGAGGCAATATCCACGAATCGATTAGGCGTACAGCTGAGGCGCTCGGTGCTGAGATCGCTGCCGCTAAATGGTTTGGGATTAAGGACTTTAAGCTTGAGCTAGATAAGTTCAAGATTCGCGCCGACGTAGGAAATCGAATTGAAATCAAGCATACGAAATGGATCGATGGACACCTGATCTTACGCGAGCGCGATCGAGTCGAGGACTTAGCCGTATTAGTCGTAGGCGAATCACCGACTTATTACGTCAAAGGCTGGATTCCAATTCGAGCTGCTAAAACTAGCCGTTTTAAACATGACAAAGATAATTCATGGTGGGTAAGCCAGCACAATCTCAATTCTATGGAGAATCTAAAGGAGTCTAATTATGGACAAATTGAAATATGAGTGTAGGCGCTGTAAGCGCGAAACGCTACAGGTCGAACGCATAGTGACGGACTTACTGCCGCCAGGCGTTAAAACGCTGGAGTGTACGGTTTGCGGCGTAATGGGCGTATGCCTGGTAGGGACTGAAAATGCCTAGCTACCTATATCGCTGCGACCAATGCGGCGGCGAACTAGAAATGAATCACTCAATACCAACTAACGGCGATCTATCGCCACTTTGCTGTAGTTATCCAATGATAAGAGTGTTTAGCGCGCCAGCTGTGATCTTTAGAGGCACAGGCTGGGGAAAGGATAAGAAATGAGCAATCCCGAAATGAGGACTATTCTCCAAGATTTACGCGAGGTCATAGCTAAGGAGATCGAGCATAAGTTTAAGCCGCTTCACGTATGCCAGACATGCGACAACATAGCCGAGGGTGCGCTAGTCGAACGAATCGTGGCAGCTATTAGAGATGAGGACTAATGCCTTTCGATAACAAGTATTATCGGATCAGCTCGAGCAGCTTCCTGGCAATGTGCTGTAATGAGATCATGTTCAAATATACCTGTCGCAAATGCGGCGAGGATATGGGCTGCTATTACTGCTCATTTAATTATGACGAAGCCCATGGTTGCGATGAATAGTTATCCACAGTTACAGAAAGTTATCCACAGGCTGTGGGAATCGCCCAACGTTACGCTCAATGTTGCGCGGTATTTGACACTCTCGGTACGATCATCTCGCTCGACGAGAGCCCCCTGGGGGCGTAGCTCGCGGCGAGCCCTACTAACGGGCGTACTATGTTTAGCGTGGGCTATACCGAGTCCCACATACGCTGATACACAATCGTCTAAAGATAACTTCAAACTTTACTTACATACTAGAGTTATTAAAGATAGCCAATATCAATGCGCTTATAAGCTATACATGAAAGAGTCTAAGTTCGATAGTCGAGCTATTAACGGATCGCACTATGGGATTCCACAAATGCGTAACAAGAAGCTATTAAACCTAGATGGTTATAGGCAAATAGACTGGGGTATCAGGTATATAGCTCATAGATATAAAGGCGATTACTGCTTAGCATGGGCACACTTTAAAAGCAAGGGGTGGCACTAATGGCTTCAGCTGTGGATAATGGTACGTCTAGTCGATGGTCAAAGATCAGGCAAAGAATACTTAAGCGAGATAGTTACTGCT